TTACAGTACCAACACAGTTCAGCATAACTATCAGCTTCAGTATAGCCATAGTATTTCATAAACATTCGTAGGTACTTCTTCACTAAATGTCTGGTGATTGATTGAACTCTTCATCTTTGAGTTCTAGTTTTAGATTTAAAGTACCATCTTCATTCTTCCAGATAGCGGCTGAATAAAGTCTTTCTGGGTCTAAAACCATCTTTTCTTTTATTTGTACTTTATTGTTTTGATATAAAGGTTTTGAATCTCCTTCAACCTTGTTATCATTTTTAAACATTTTTATATAAGTTTTCATATATCCATTCCATTATTTTGATTTATTATTTTCGGCTTATCCGAATCATCTTGAGCGGCATACATTTCTTCTGCTGAAGCAATATTATGATCGCCAATTATTCCAAGACTAGCACAGGCTCTACCTAAAGCTGTTGTTTGACAAAACTCTACTGCTGATGTCTTAGTAATAAAATTTAAGTTTCTTTTCTTTTCAGCAAAACCATTTGCTAAAAACTTTGTTTTATTTTCTGTGTCTAAAGATATGATACATTCAATATTAACTTTATCTTCTGTATTTTCATGTACTGCAAATCTAACAGAAATACTTGTACCAAATCGTTCACGCAATTTAGCAATTCGTAATCCCACAGTAGAATAAATCTTGCCTTTAATATTAACAAGACCCTCGCCAACTTTAGCATTGGCAATATCATTACGCACTTGATTTAAACAAAAATCAAAATGTTCTTTTTCATAACTCATATTTTTTCTCCTATTTTATTATTGAATAGCCACGTCCAGCCATACAATTATTAATGTAATCTTTAGATGTTTCTAGCTTTGGACTCAACCATAAAACTCTCCATCTAAAGTTATTGTAAACAACTCTACCAGCGTTCACAAAATCGTTTGTATTCGTGTCAACTAATTGCTGACAAGTATATAAATCATCATGGTATCTATCCATTGAACTATCTAAGTTAGCTGAAGATTTACCTCTGCTATCTACTAATGGTTCATAATGAGAGCAACCAGCTAAAGCCATAAACATTAAGATCATAACAACCCAGAAAAATAATTTATACCAATTAAAAGGCTTTTCATGTTTTCTAAATGCTCTAACTGGTTGTTTTGTTCTAGCGTCATAACCAATAACATCTCCGTAAGGAATTATTTTAAGATTTCTCATTCTGTTCTCCTAAATATTGATTGACTTGATTCAAATGCTTTTCTTATTTTTTCTTTTAAAGAAGGTATATAAGCAACTAATTCTTCATCAAAAACAAAACAAGTATCATCAATTTCATTAATAATTGGATTGTCGTTTCCATTTAAAAACTTCCAAAGAACTTCTATTTCCTTTTTTTTAAATTTTATTGTGTTCATTTTCAAAACTCAGTTTAGGTTTATATGCAACAACCTTCTTAGAAAGTCTTGGTTGTTTTTTATAAACTTTTTTTATTTGTTTTTTAATTGGTTCTTTTTTGCCATAAACAACATTATTAGGGCTTCCAATTAAACCTTCAGTTAATTCCAAAACATAATCAGTAAATTTAATACTCATATTTTTTTCTCCTGTTTTTTTAATTGTTTTTTCCAATATTTTTGACCATGACCATTAACAATACAATTAAGTTTAATCATTTTTTTTAATTCATAAATTGAATATAACCACATTATTTTTTCTCCTGTTTTTTTAGTTGTTGTAAAACCTCTTTCATGTAAGAAGTTTTATTTAGGTTTTTCCAATGCTTAGATAACTTTCTAAAAGTTGTTCCCCATTGGTCATTAGCTTTATCAAAGTTAGCTAGATGATCTTTTAAATAACTATACTTAATTCTTTCATTAAGATTTTTAGCATAGCTGTTTTGTATTTTATATTGTTTGTGTTCCCCATCAAACTGAGCAACACAATGATAATACTTATTAGATTTTTTTATAAAGAATGGGTAAGTCCCACAATCAATTAGTTTATACATATTTTTTCTCCTATAACCAATGCGGCACTAAGAATAGTATCGCATTAGTAACTAATATTAAAACAAATAACCAACTAGGCATTATAAATCTCCCTAGCTTTATTTCTTAAATCATAAGATGTTTTAGAAATAGTATTTTTAACTTGCTCTGATTTTTTAGCTAAAGCATTTACAAAAGATTTTCTTTCAAAATGTTTTTCATATTTGCAACTAAAATCAAAAGCGTCAATGAGAGGATCAAAATAATTTTTTTGATTTTCTCTATAAGAAGCTAAAACAGTAATTGTGTTAGCTAAATTTTTTTTAAAATAATTCATATTTTTTTCTCCTAAGTCATGGCGGCTCATTATTGAGCCACCTCATCAATTTTTGTTGCACAATCATAACAACCATAACCACCAGTTGTTTCAATCGGTTCTAACTCACCATGAGTTTCTCTATGTTTAAAATTTACAGAAGTATGATTAGGAACTATAACATCATCAACATCACTTAATGTATAAGCATTGTTTTTACTGCTAATAAAATAAATTGGATTAGCACCTTCTGTACTTACATTACAAATATCACAACATTCATTTTTAAAAAAACAAATGTTACCATCAACAATTTTGTAACTGTCAAAATTATTTAAAACAGTAAAACATTTTTCAAAAGTTTCTTTGTTAAAAGTATCGTATATATTCATATTTTTTCTCCTTTAATTAATATATATAAATTTATGCACATTTATTTTACATTTGCAATACATTTATTAACATTTTGTGTTTTTTTTATAATTATGTATAAATCCCTATAAGGGCTGGTTTTTTAAATCTTATTGATTTTCATATTTTTTCTCCAAACTAAATATTTTCCAGCCCTTTTTTATGCTATATCTAGTGTGTGAAAGAATCTGATATACAAGAAGAAATCTGCGATTATTTAGACGATAAGAAAAAAACCTACCTATTCCGCTATTTTTCAGTACCTAATGAGGGTAAACGCAAGGTTTGGTATCTTCATAAGCTAGTTCGTATGGGTTTAAAGGCTGGTGTTCCAGACTTAGTGCTTGAATTTCCAGATGGTAAGATGGTTTATTTAGAGATAAAAACCGATAAAGGTAGATTGTCTGAAAGTCAGAAAATATGGCAAAATATATCAAACATACTAAATACACCTCATTATGTCATAAAAGGCTCTGTGGACGCAAATATGGACGTTTTAGAGGGTGTTTTTGCTTTGTTCCCAGATGCTAGGATTAAGCAGTAATTTTAGTAACAGATTTAACTACCCCTAAAGGGATAACATTCCTATCTCCATAAAATCCGTCTTTTGAGTAACTTGCGAAGGTGTAGAGGTTTTCTTTATCTTTTTTTAGAACATAAGCGATTGTTATAATCGTTGCTGTTCTCATTCTTTTAAATTCATCTAAACTAACAATGGTACTATCACCAACAATATCAACCCATTCTATCTTATGAAGGAAATGTTCTTTATCGTTTAGTTTTATTTTTACTTCTTTTTTTTCTTTTTTTTCTGACATTAGCTTTGAGCGGCTTTCTTCTTCTTGTTCCTATTACCTCTCTAATAGTTGATGAAGTTGTATAGCCGCTCATTGTCTATTTTTTCTTTTTCTTTTTCTTTTTTTTCTTTTTATTCTTCATAGGCGGTCTGCCTACATTACTTCCATATGTCCCAATACCTTTAGGCATAGTTACCTCCTAATGTAAAATGTAATTATGAATACCGATTGCAACAACTGCAATGATAATAGCTTGAACCCACCATTTTAAACTTAAAAATGAGTCCCACCATTTTTCTATTCTTTGTTTCATACTGCCCCCTTTTTACTTGGTTAAACCCTTTGATTTCTCAAAAGTTCTTAGAGTTCCAAGACCTAATAAAGAAGTTACCAAAGTCATTAAAACCCCTGTATCTAGTTGCGGTATGTTTATCACTTCATAATGAAATACACCAAGAAAAAATAAAATAAATTTTGATAAAACAAATTCCCAAAATATTGCTATTGCCGCACTCATTCCTATAAGTGGACGCCAAGAGCGTTGCATAAAGCCACTTAATCCTCCAGCAGTAGATTGAGCATCAGCTAAATTTATAGCCATTTGTTTCTCTTGAAGCCTTGCGTCAATCTCTTTCATTTGAATTTTAAGTTTTTCTTTTTCCTCTCCAGAAAAGTGCATATCATCAACAACATTACCGATTGTTTTAATTGTATCTCCACCAAATAATTTACCTAACATTTTGTTTACCTCCAAATGCTCTATAAAAAGCCGCTATTAATCCGTATGGGTCATTTACTGGATAACCAAGTTCATTAAGTTTTTTTTGTGATACTCCAGAACCACCTTTTGTTAATAATGACTTTACTTTTTTGTTTTCTTTTTTCTTTTTCATAAATCTAATTCCTTACTTATTCTTGCCATTTTTTCTTTTAAGTCCTCTTCCTTATACTTTTTACGCATTTGGTAAATATACTCTTTTTCCTCTGGAGTAGTAAGTCTTTTTCTGTGTTTTCTCAGATCAACTTTTTCATCTTGTCCATTAGGCTTCTCGCCCTGTTTGGGGTCTGATTGTACCATCTGCTTTGCTCCATCTGTAAAATTGCTTCTGACCAATTCTCATCAGTCAATGCTTGTTTAAATTTAACAAACTTTTGTAATTTAGGTAAACCAATTTGAAACGCCATTTCTAAACATACTTCTTGAACTATGTCTGGCATATCTCCACATGGTTTTAAAAAAGTTTGCATATCTCTTTTAGCTATACTGTAATCTATTAGAAAAAGTTTAAGTCCTGTTTCATAATTAATTCCATTTCTAAACTCATGTTTTTCACTATCTTTTATTAAATGTCCTACTCCTACAGTCCAATATCCTAGATGGTCTTTGTAAGGTTTTAAAACTACACCGCCCTCATGGTCTATTATTTCTTGTTGTAATCTACCTTCATCAATCATCTGTTCCTCCAATATTTTCTAATTCTTTAACTTCTATTGCCATTAATGTTTTAAGTTTTTCTAAATACACTATTGCGTCCCATAATTCTTCTTGAGCGTCATCAATCCACGCAACAAAAGATTTTCTGCTGTGTAACATTGTTGAACCATATTTTTTAATGCCATCATCAGCCCTTTTGCTCATTCGTTGCATTATTTTTTTTATCATTTTGTCCTTTGTCATATTTCTCCTGTAATTCTAACATTGATATAAAGTTGTGGCTTTGTATATGTCCATCACTAATCATAAGTTGCGTTATACCATAACTCCACCCATTTGCATTATTCTTCGCATATTCCTCTAAATGACCATAATTCATACAAGTTCCAACATTCACAATTTTAACATAATTACCTCTGCCTAGTTTACTGGCTCTCCAGCTTCGTTCTCTATGTGAATGACCAAAAACTATATCATGAGTTGCACCATTTGAGATAACACTAGCTTCAGCCATCTTGCCACCAATCTCTCTACCCATTTCATTCATAGGTACATGAACAAAAGCCACACCTTTAATAAAATAAAAATCTCCGTATTCTGAAATACCCCAACCTCTTTTTCTCCATAAAGTTTCATATTGCTGGGAAAATGCACCTACTACTTCTTTGTGTTCGTTTTCATATCTGTATAGCCGCATTTCGTGATTACCTAAACAGTAATGCTTTATAGGGTTAATATCACCCATTCCTTCATGTATTAGTTTTAAACATTCGTCTGTTGTATTTATATCTTCTAATATTGGAGGTTTTTTAGCACCTTTTACTGTGTGGTTTTTATCGTAAAATGAGCAACTATCAAAACTACTAAAATCACCTATACAAACTAAATGATCTGGATTGTATTCTCTAATTGCTTTGCCTATCCATAAAAATCTAGATTGATCTTCTTCTGGGGAGCAATGTGCGTCTGGAATAACAAATACTTTTGTTGGATTTGAAAATGTTGTTTGTTGTGCTGGTATTCTTACAATAGGTTTTTTATATTCTTCTATAATAACTTGCGGCTTAACTTCTTTGTATCTGTGCCATTCAATCGTCCAATGAGAACTATCTAACGCAAGTTTTTCTATTTTATCTATTTTTCTTTGAAGTGTGGTGCGTGGTATTCCTGTTAAATCTTCCACGATTTTTTTAGCACCTTGAGGATTATTTATTCCTCCTTTACCAAGTGGCGGATAACCTTTATCTAATGCTTCGTGTAGTTTTTCTTGGATAAGTTTTAACTCGTCCCATTCTTTATCGTCCATAAAGAACTCCTAATTGAACATTCTTAGTATCCAATTTAAAAATTGAGAGCCAATCATAAAACCAATAGCCCATAGAATATAATTAAGTCTATTAATGTCTTTTTGTATATGTGATAAATGATTATTTTCTATACGATCTATTTTATCGTAAATATGAATGATATGTTCTTTAGTTGTTTTAGGTGCTAATTTTGGCATTGGGCTTACATATCATCACTAAAGATATTCCTCTGTCTTTTAATTGTTGATTTAATTCTAACACGATACTGTCAACAGCTTTATCACAACTTTCAAAATTATCAAACTGTAAAGGTAATGTGCCATTTATCGTACACATAGGATTAATTGATAAACCTAGAACACACATAATTGTATAAATAGACCACATTCAACCTTGTCTATTATATTTTTTCCATGACTTCAATTTATGTTTATTTTTTGGCTTGGAGCGTGAAGAGTTACCTATACT